GAGTTGATTGAGATCTTGGAAAAGTATGATTCACAAGGTATAACTCATGATAGAGGTCTGATCGTGGATGATGACAAGAGGTCATTGACTAGCGAAACGCGGACCGTGGAAGGTGATTAATGGTGTATCCTTTTTTAACAGGAATAGCTGGAAAAGAAGTTGCAAAGAAAATAGCGATCAACCCTAATGTTGTAGGCCCTTTGTTAATTAGTGCTGTCGGAGCACAAAACGCAGAGAAAATTATAAACGCCTATGATTCTAATAAAATACTTTTTGATGATATTTTAAATATTTTATCAGGTGCTCCTATTCAATCAATTATCAGTAGAATACAAGAAACACCGGCTGGAGTGGTTTTTGCTCCTGACGCAGATCAAATTGAAGCAGAGAGAAAATTTAATGAAGAATTAAATAAGCCGGCTGATGTTATTCCTGAAGAGAAAAAAGTAACAGTCGATGACGTAGGATTTACCGAGGCACAACAAGATTTTGAACCTTTAATTACTCCGGATATTCCTTATGGAAAAATTAGTATCGATGATATTGGATTTACCGCTGCTCCTCAAGTAAAGCCCTCCGATTACATTTTGACAGCGAAAGAAACTAAAGGAGATACTAAAGAAGAGTTAAAACCTAATGAAAGAATTTTTACACAAATAGCTGGAGTAAAAAATCAAAACATACAAAGAGACCCTAATGATTTATTTGCTGAAGGTTGGGAAAATAAAATGTTTCCGATGCCGAAACAAATAGGGACTTTGGGAGACTATCAGGTAGCGATAGATGTGATGAAAAGATCTGATAATAATTTTTTGTTATTTAAAGATGGCAAGGTTCACGCAACAATAGAATTAGCAAACACTATGGGTCAGGATAATGTCATGGACTTGGATGCCATCGGTGTTCCTGTTGAAATGCAAGGACAGGGGATCGCGAAAGATGTTTTAAATGAGTTATTTAAATTAGCTGATGCCAATGGGGTAACGATTCAAGGAACTGCTCAACCTTTTGGAAGTAAAACTTTAAATACAAAACAACTGGTAAAGTTTTACAATAGTATGGGTTTTGAGGGAGATGCTAATAATCTTGTAAGAAAACCTCAAGAAATTAAAAAAGAAGAAAAAGTATTTACAGATGACGTTATAAATATTTTACCAGAAGAATTTACTCCCAAAATGAAAACGGACAAGCCTTATTCATATGTTGAAGCCGTTAATCCTCAAAAAGTATTTGGAGATAAAGATTTAAGAAATGAAGATTATAAAATAAAAGAGGCTCCTAAAATAAATTATGAGTTTGATAATAAAACAGTAGAACAAATTAAAAACAAAACCTTTGAGGAGTTTGAAGAGGCAACAGGTATTAATGCGAAGGAGTTAGCTAAAAAATTTAATTTCACAATGCCAGATACTTCACTGTTAAATAATTCTCTTCAAAGAGATGAGAAAGCAAGATACTGGTGGCAACAAAGTGGAGAGTTTCTAGATGAGTTAATGACTGATCTGAATTTAAATGATAAAGAAAGAGAATTATTTTTAGAAATTGTTTCGACCACCTCAGGAGGAGTCAACCCTAAGCAAAACTTAGAAATAGCTTTGGGAGTAATGTCAGATGTATTAGCAAACAGGCCCGTGCGAATGGGATTTAAAACTTCTCAAAGTTTAGACGTATTGCTGAAAGATAAGGATTCTAAAATTAATTCACCAAAATTTAGAAATTATACCGATACTTTTAAATATTTTGCAGGAACCGATGATCGCTTACCCAATACCACAAACGATTTACAAATGGCAAAAATATTTGGAATGAATCCTGAGGCTTTAGCAAACAATCCAGACTTGTATGCTTTAATGACAATGACTCTTAATAACCTTGCAGAAAACGTTAATACAGCAGATCCACAAGACGAGCTTCTTCAGCCTTTTGAATTACAAGCTATGATGTGGACGGAAAGTCGAGGTGGCAGATCTACTAATTTTTCAGAAATAGGACCACAAGTTTTAAACGAAATAGAAAAACTAGGATACAACATTACAAGAGAATCTATCGCTAACCCTAATTTCGTTAGAGATTTACAAAAAACAGTAAAACCATTTGAAGAAAGTATTAAGATGACAGTTGAATCAGGATCTTTTTTAAGTCCTCAAGGAAAAAAGATTGAACAGTTAATTCAAAGCTTTCCTGATGACAGTGTTTTGATGTCTAATATAGATAAAGTAAATAGAGGCGCTAATAAATCACTAATAACAAAATCAGGAAAAGGACCCTCTGTAATTGAAGAATTAGTTTCTCAAGTTATTGGACAAAAAGTAACCATGTCAAGGATGATACAAGGGTATGGCACTTTTGAAGGTAATGTGGGAGACAATGTATATATTCCGTCAGTTTATAGTAATAACAAGGGTCAAATGGTTCAATTAACCGATGATCAAAGAATATTTGTATTATCTGTTCTTGGAAAATATTTAAATCAAGCTGCAACAGCTTCTAGTAATTTTTTTACTGTAGAAGAAGGAATGGAGCAGCCCGATGGAGAGGTGATGCAAACAACTTCTTTTTATGTGCCAAACACAAAATTTGATAGAAAACAACTGCAAGAAGTCCACAATTTATCGGGATATGATTTCAATGTAGTTCCAGTGACAGGAGGATTTGTTCTTGATACAATCTCTTTTGACGGAAAACCAAACAATGAAAAGGTTGAAAAAGCATTACAAACTGTTTTTGGCAAAGATTTAAATGTTGGTATTATAGACACAGTGTGGTATGGTGATTATATTGAAAGTAACAAATACGAGGAAAATATAAATGACTTTATACAAAATGACACCCGAGCAGATCAAGAAGTTGAACTTACCCCAGAGTCGTTCATCGATATCTTTTCAAAAATTGAGAGCATCTCCAAAAAAAGAGACCAAGGATACCAAGCCATCATCGACTCAACCAAAGTCATAAACCTTTTAAAGAAAAACAATATTCAACTTAAAAATAAAGGCGGCTATATTTCTTTGCCTGAAATACCATCGCTTGTAAATGGTGGATTAGTTGATATAAATTATCTAACGAGACCTTTAAACAATGGCAGATAATATAGACAAAGCTTTAGACCTAGGTGGTAAACCTGAACTTGAAATCTTAAAAAAAGAAACGGAAGTCGTGGTCGACGGACAGCGAGTCCCGGCTCCCGAAGGATTAGAGATTGAAATGGATGAAGAGGGTGGCGCAACACTCGATTTTGATCCAAGAAAAGCATTACCTGAAATTGAATTTTATTCTAACTTAGCAGAAGTTATTGACGATAGAGATTTAGAATCATTATCTGATGAATTGATGGGAGACTTTGAGAGTGATAAGTCTTCAAGAAAAGATTGGGAAGATGCATACATCAAAGGTTTAAGTTTATTAGGATTAAAATATGAGGAGAGAACAAATCCTTTTCGAGGAGCAAGTGGTGCTACTCATCCTTTATTAGCTGAAAGTGCAACACAATTTCAAGCCACTGCTTTTAAAGAATTATTACCAGCCGGTGGTCCTGTTAGAACAGTCATCATGGGAGAGGAAACTCCAGACAAATATGCGAGAGCTGGACGTGTTCAAGAGTTCATGAACTTTCAATTAATGAATACAATGGAAGACTACACCCCTGAGTATGATCAAATGTTATTCTACTTACCCTTAGCGGGTTCGACATTTAAAAAAGTTTATTACGATGAATTAATGGACAGACCTGTTTCTAAGTTTGTTCCAGCAGAAGATTTGGTTGTGAATTATATGGCAACAGATCTAGATGGCTGCGAGAGAATCTGTCATGTCATCAATATGAGTTATAATGATTTTAGAAAAAAACAAGTTTCAGGTTTTTATAAAGACATCGATATTCTTCCTCAAGAAGCAAGTGCAGATAGGGTTAAAGAAAAATACAATGAGATTGATGGTCAAAAACCAAGTTATGCAGATAAGGTTATAAAATTATATGAGTTTCACACTTCATTAGATTTACAAGATTTTGAAGATAAAGATAATTCAGGAGAGATGACAGGAATAAAAATTCCTTACATTGTAACCATTGAAGAGGGATCAAGCAAAGTCGTAGGTATTCGAAGAAACTACGAAAAAGATGATTCGAAGAAAATGAAGAAACAATATTTTGTTCAATATAAGTTTCTACCTGGCCTAGGCTTTTATGGTTTTGGTTTAATTCACATGATTGGTGGATTATCAAGAACTGCTACTGATCTTCTAAGACAATTAATCGATGCAGGAACTTTATCTAATCTACCTGCAGGATTTAAATCAAGAGGAATAAGAATTCGTGATGATGCAGATCCTATTCAGCCGGGTGAGTTTAGAGATATTGATGCACCTAATGGTGATTTAAGAAACTCATTAATACCTCTTCCTTATAAAGAACCTTCTCAAACTTTATATAGTCTTTTAGGTTTTGTTGTACAAGCTGGTCAACGATTCGCTAGCATCGCAGATATGCAAGTTGGTGATGGAAATCAAAACGCTCCTGTTGGAACTACAATTGCTTTATTAGAGCGTGGATCTAAAATTATGTCAGCGATACATAAGCGTTGCTATTACTCTCAGAAAAAAGAATTTAAATTACTTTATAAAGTTTTTGGTGATTACTTACCTGAAACTTATCCTTATTCTGTAGAGGGAGCTGATCGCACTATTAAAGCAGAGGACTTTGATGGTAGTCTTGATGTATTACCAATAGCAGATCCAAACATATTCTCTACTGCACAAAGGGTGACATTGGCTCAAACTGAATTACAGCTAGCTCAAAGTGCCCCTGATTTACATAACATGAAAGAAGCTTATCGAAGAATGTACGAGGCTTTGGGTGTAAAAGATGTAGATCAAATTTTAAGAAAAGATACACCCGTGGCTCCTAAAGATCCTGCCACGGAGCATGCAGATCTACTCGATGGTAATTTAATGAGAGCCTATGAAGGACAAGACCATGATGCACATATTCAAAATCATTTAATCTTTGGAACCAATCAAATGATATTGGCTAATCCTCCGATGGCCATGAAACTTCAAAAACATATTTTGGAGCATGTATCTTTGAAAGCAAAAGAACAGACTACTTTCTTAGTTTCACAAGGTCAATTACAAGAGGATCAAATAGACCAGGTCATAGCAAGATTAGAAGCACAGTTTATGGGAGAGTTAAAACAAACTTCACAACAATTATCTGGTGGTGGACGACCTGACCCTGCAATACAACTCAAACAACAAGAATTACAACAAGACGCAATGAAAGATCAAATGGACTCTCAAAGAGATCAAGCAAGAATACAGTTGGACGCTGAAAAACTTAGACAGAAGACAGCCACTGATCAAGCAAGAATACAAAAAGATTATGATATCGCAGATAAGCGTGCAGAAGTTCAGTATGATAAAATGACAACTCAAACATTGAACCAGGAGAGAAGAGATGCCTCTAAACAAAAAGGGTAAAAAAATCATGAAGTCGATGAAAAAGACATATGGAAAGAAAGAAGGAGAAAAAGTATTTTACGCTTCTAAGAATAAAGGCA